GGATCAGCCGGCATCTGCCGGAAAAAACCTGCTCGGCAATCCCATCCGGACATGGCCAGCATGTGCATGAGACTGACCATGGTGTGATGATACAGGCATCCGGCATCTAAATAATAAGCCAACTGCCTGCGATGAGTCAGCACGGTCTGTGGCACACTGATAGCCAGCATGCCACCCTCACTGGCAATGTGCCACCAACTGCTGAGAGTTTGCAAGGGATTCACACAGTATTGAAAAGAGTCGTGGCACCACAGGATATCAAACCCTTTCTTGGGTGCGTGTATCTTGCCTTCAAAATCTGTGCGCTGATATGTTATGTTGGCATATCGTTTGGCCACGGGCAACTGATCCAATAGATCTATGCCCTGACATTGTATGTTCAATGGTTGTGGATTATCATCTCGAGTGGTGCGGGTTGCCCACCACTCTAAATCCTCACCAGTGCCACACCCTAAGTCTGCCACCGTGACAATACTTTCCATAAAATCGTCGTATTCATACAAGGCATTCAACACCTGCAGACTGTGGCGATGGCTGTCACCAGGATGGATGAATTTCATACCTGTATGTCTTCCATGCCGGCTGTGCGCAACCTCACAATGTGGCCGCTCATCCAGCTCTTTGAATCCAGACCTTTCATGATGCCCAACCAACGATTGCGTAGCAGGGCTACTTCGTTGATTATGGTTTCAAAGTCGATGACTTCATCTTCACCATCTACATATTTTTCTGCATCTCTGCTGGTCAGGGCTCGAGCATAACCTTCAAGATACTTTTGGAAATGTTTTCTGCGTATCTTTCTCAACTGTATGTTGAGATGATTTAAAATGGCTTCGATTTCTTGCAGTTGATTGAATCTGTGTTCGGTTATACCCGGCAAAGCCGTGATATTTTTTTCAACCAGTCCACCGATGCGTACATCACGCTTGGCATCTTCTAGCTCACTTTCATAGTGTGCTATAAAGTCAGGAATATTGCCAAGATTGGCAACCACTTTGCTATACCACATGATCGAGTTCCTTTGTTAACCACGGAAAAATTTCTCTCCAACTGGTCTTCCGTCGACGGTCCTTCTCATCTAAAAAAATTTTTAAATTTTGTTTTTCATCGTCGTCTGGAATTGCAGATAATATCCTGTCTCTGATACCTTGCATGTACTTTATAGCCGTTTGATCCTGATCTGTTTCTGTGGGCATTTCTTTTAGTATGTTTTTAAAATCTTGATCAAAAATATCAGGACCCAGAATCTGTGGCATAAGGTAACTGGGCTGTGGTGATACTGCTGAAAAAAAGTGTCCAACGGGTCGAGCCTGTTTCCAACTGTTTAGTTTCTGGAGAAGCACTGGCATGGTTTTGATAGTCAATACTGAAATTGTTTGATTAATATTTAATTTGAACCACGGGTTTTCTAACAGCAAGTTGAAATTTTTCTCCCAAGACTCGAGATCTAATCCAAATCTTACATACTCTTGTTCAACTCCCCAACAATCAATGCTACAAGTAATATCAATACGTTTAAGACATCGAGAAGACAACAAAGATTTAAATCTAGAAATCAATGATTTCAATTTGTCTTCAGAAATCATTAGATTAGTGACTATTCCCAACTCAAGCTCTGGGTGTGGGTGTTTTTCAAAGTACTCAATTAGTTGATAAAATTCTTCTTGATAAAATGGCTCACCACCTAGCACGTTAAATCTCTTTAGCTTGTGTGAATGATTGTACATCCATTGCCAAAATTTATCAATCAATACTGTGTAGTTGTCATCTTTGACTGCCGGAAGCAAACTAACACCTTGAGATTGAAAGTCTCCAAATTTTAAGTTTTCTTGATGTATTTTACTACTGAGAGTTGGTATACAATAAAGACAAGAGAGATTACAAGTATTGTTGAAAAAAACTTCCAAAATTGTAGGAGTTACTACAACAGATGTAGGATCTTGATCTAACTCAGGAGGAGACATTCCGGGAATTTGTAAATGGAGCAACCGATCACTGAAGCCTCCTGATTCCTCTATTTCTCGACAATATTGACAGCTATCAATGGGCCATTGTCCTTGCAACATTAAGTTGCGCTCGTGTTGTTTTTTTCCTGTGTTATGAAACTGGTTGAAATTGTCTGGGGTAATTTTACCCCATCCGGTGCGATGACAACTAGCTGTAGTGCCTTCATGTAGATACAAGGTAGACCAGTTCCATTTTAGCTGACATGCTGTGGCTGTTTTAATTGGAAAATATCGTTGTTCCATCAATATTCATCTTCATCATCATCATCGTAGTCGCCGTCTTCATCTTCATCTTCGGCATGATCTTTGAGACAGCTAGTCAGAGCACGTTTGACTTCTGGGTCACCTTTGAATGTATCTCGGATTTCGTCGGCATCTACATCATTGTCAATTAGTACATTGATCAAGGTTTCTGCTGCTTCTTGACGGTCTACGGTGTTTACATAACGCTTGATTTCATCCCAAATTTCTCGGCTTAGTTCCACTGACATCTATTTCTCCTAATTAATTTCCAATAATAACTTGTTAAGTTCTGTGTATGTTTTTTTAAAATCTTGATTTCGCACCGTATCCGTTGTTTCTAAATATTTTACAAAATTATCAATTGTTACCTCAGGCAACGATTGCAATGAATATTTTAGTATTGGATGGCTGATTTCTTGAAATGCTGTATCATCAATGTTTTTAAATTTAGTAACTATGTATTCTTTTTGTTTTTTTGTTAAAATTTTTATATTCAGTTCAATGGGCTTTTCAAGTATACTCATCGTAACCGGAAGTTGTTTATCTGTAAAAAATTTATACAAATCGTACATATCTAAAACATTAAGAGCCGTTACAACATTGTATATATTCAACACATAGATGTTTCGATCTAATTTTTGATATTGACTGATATTGTCAATTACTGTCTTCCAGGTGGTTCCATATCTTTCATACTCAAATTTTTCACCCACATTGTCAATACTAAAACTTAATTCAACTGTTTTAAACTGATCCCATAATGGAATTAATTTGTCAGCATACACACTTCCGTTAGTGTTATAGTGTAAATAAACTTTATTGCTTATTCCGATATCTATCAGATATTGTAATAACCGCCGATGATTTTTATCAAGCAATGGTTCGCCGCCGGCGAAAGTAATATACCTTAGATTTTTTCCAATCTTGACAAGATCTCTCCAAAAAGTAGAATCAACATCATCCGTCCATTCTGCTTTTATATTTTTTAAATTTTGATATTGAGAATATACTTTGGGATGTTGGATAACTTCGTCGTACCATTTGCTACTAGAAACCGGATTACAAATTCTACAACTCAAATTACAAGTATTTTTTAATTTAATATCCAGTGATATTAAATCTGGCTCATCAGTGTTGTTCCAATCAACATCAAATATCTTGTCTCTGAACACGTAGTTGTCTTGTAATCGTTTGCTTCGTTTTCCGACTTTTTCTTCATCCCAACATTTTTTACACTCTGGAATTTTTTCACCATTTAGAAATTCCAGTCTGACGTTTTTATTTTGCTCATTTGATATAATATCAAATAGCGATTTATGAATAATCGAATCTGAAGTTTCTTGATTACTTTTAAACAGACAACATGGCGATACCCGGCCCTCAATACTAATTTCTAAATTAATCCATGGATTCACACACAAAGTAGAAGGCAAATTAAAATTAGTAACAGTATCGATCATCAAAGATTCACAAGATATTTTTTTAAATTGTATCGTAGTTTTGTCGGACGGATACAAGATTGCAGATTGAGTCAACAGATTTTCAACGGCACTATCATTACTAACTACTAACACAAAAAAACTTGTTATGTCTAAATTTATTAATACCTGTCTAAGATAGTTGTAAAACGCTTGTTTTTCCGTATTCAGTACATTATCAATTAAAACAATACGCTGATTGGGTAAAAATGTATTTCTTCTCAACAGTTGAAGATGTTGATACAATTTGTTAACCGGAGATGTTAAAAAAAAACCAACTGTTTCTAAAAACAATATCTCGTAATCTTGATTTAATAAATTGCCTACAAATTTTTTGAGGTCTGCCCTCATTGATTATTCCTCTGCAATTGATTCTTCAGTACTTACCGTTTCTTTCTGATTTGCGAAGTCGGCCATGACCTTGTCCAAGCACCCTTCTTCGTTGCTTTCCCAGGCCTTGCGGAACTGTTTGATAATCTCACCGTCGCTGGTCACAAACATCAAGCGATTTCCGTCTTTCTTTAACAGGCCTTTCTTTTCTGCTAGATCCACAAGACCAGAATAAGGATTCATACCTGTTTCATAAGGAATCTTGACCTGCACACCTTCAAAAGGTTTGGCGTAGCGTGTTTTCATTACCTTACAGCCGGCACGGATACCCATGACTTCTGAAATCTTGTTGCCATCCTCATCTTCTTTAAGTTTCATCTTTTTCATGGCAACCACAATACTTGACGCATAGATAAAGCCCTGACCGCCTGAGATCTTGTCATCAGGATCAAACATGTCTTGTGACGCATAGGTATGATTGGTACATACCAGGCCCACGTTGTAGCTACCAAACATGTTGACGCAGTTGCGAACCAAGGCTGTCAGTGCTTTAGGCTTACGACCCAGGTCACCTTTCATTTCACCGGCATCAAACTGATTGACGTCTGTGGGTGTCAGCAACATGCCCAAGCTATCAATGATAAACATGACCTTGGGGCGCTCACCATCTGGTAATGCTTTATAATCAGCCATAAAGGTTGAAATGGTCTTGGCCACATCATCGATCATGGCCATGCTCAACTTGAGCAGTTTGCTTTCACTAGTGTCTACACCAAGGGCCTTGAGCCAGTCTTCGTCAAGTGCGTTCTCGCTATCAATCAACACAACAAAGATACCTTGTTGTTGTGCGTTCCTGGCAATGTTACCTGAGCAGATGTAGCTTTTGCCTGCACCCGACTCACCTGCAAACACCGTGACCTTGCCAAGTGGAATACCCTTGTTGAAGTCTCCTGAAATCAGGTAGTTGAGTGCAAAGTTGCCTGTGCTGATCCAATCGGTAGGATCGTTGAATCCAATACTCAAACCGTCTATGCTCTTGGTGATTTCCTTGCGGAATTTTGATACGTCAAATGGTTTACCCATGGTTAGTTTCCTTCTTTAAGTTTGTATAATTCTGTAAAAATCTTGCTGCTATCTACTCCACGTCTTTGATCCAATATTTTTAACTTTTCAAATGATTCTGTTAGATTTTTTTCAAAAGGTTGATCTATATAACGCAATAAGTTTCTATAACTGTCTTCCAGCAAATATCCAGGACGTTGATCGATCCGATCCTTCAGTTGTTGTCTAACTAATTGTAGCACATGATCTGGCAAATGTCTAATGTTTAGGTATTCTGGAGATAGTAATGCTCCAATGATAAAGGTGTTGTTATGGAATCCCAATTCTTTGAAATAATCTACACACTCAAAAACACTATCATAATTTAGCAGAAACCACAACATATTAAAACTAATCTTGTGATCTAATTTTCTTATGATCATGAGATTGTCCAAAAAATCTGTCCATGATCCGCCATATCTTACATATTCAAATTCACCGGCCATGGTTTCCACACTTATGGTCCAGTGAACATTGTCAAATTCACAGATACGGTCAAATACTTGGGTGTCTGTCTTGCTGAGATTGGTGTTGACACGCAGATTGACTTCTGGATTGACCTGTTGCAGAAGATCCAATAACTCCATGTTTTCTTTCATCAACAAAGGTTCTCCACCGGCTAGATAAACGTGCTTGAGCGTGGCCGCATGATCAAATATGTAGCGTTTGAAGTCGTTGAATCGAACATCATCTGGTTTAATAATTTTGTGTTGTAATTCGTCGGCCCAACGGCTGCTGAATTCGGGACTGCAATACACACAGCTGAAATTACATAAATTGGTCCAACGCACATCTATGGTGTTTAGTACATGCTGATTGTGTTGATAGGTATCCAATGGCACATGTTTGAGTTCTCGTATGTAGAATATTCTGTCACTGATGATATCAAATCCAGTTTTGTCACCTTCTAGATCATAACAGGTATGGCAATTTTCTCCTGGTTGATTTGCCAACATGCGTTGTTGCGTGTTGAGATTAACTGAATCGTGAAGTATTTCTTGTATGGAATTTTGTTTGAGATTGCCAATTGCTCCTGCACTTCGAATGCAGTTTTTGACTTGTCCATCCACATTATACATGAGTCCGGTCCAAGGCATGGGGCAAAAATTTCGATTGGTCAACATGTCTTTGGGAGTCATGCTGGCCCCAAGCTGATTTCTGGAATGCTTAAATTATTTTTTTCTGCTGTGTTAAAAATCTCTATCAAGGTCTGTGCCCAGTTGTCAACATCAGCCGCAGGTGGAACGGTTTTGTCTGGGTTGGTAGCTATGTTTCCAGGGCGCACAATGGTCAATTTGATTTGTAATCTACGATTTTTGATTTGTTTGACACTTTCTTCTAATGCGACTTTTTGTATACGATATTGATCCATGTCCAGTCCCGGTAAACACGATGTTGGATCCTGGGTCATCTGTGTGCTGATGACCATGATGTGTTTTTTTGTTCCTGTCCAACGCCGAGCCATTTCAAACAACAATTCTGTCTGTGCGTATCCGGCCTGAGCATTGTTTATGAACATGTCACAGGATTCAATCTGATCTGCTATTTTGGGAATGTTCCTGATGTTGTTGCCTTCGCGACGGCTGAGACCCACAATATCATGTCCATGTTGTGAATAGATTTGGGCAAGAGCCTGGCCTATGCCGGCGGTGTGACCGGTTATGGCTATTTTCATACAATTCCTCGCAATGTTTTTTGTTTGAGTATGTATGAATCTCTAGAGGCAGAGTCTGGATTATCCACACTTAATTCTGCTGGGTGTTTGAGATACGCCCAACTGTGGTCAATTCCATGTTCTTGAGCAAATGCCTGTATGTTGGCAAGGTCATCCATGTTCAATACACTGACCGTGGTCCATAGATTCAATCGAACTGGCATGGTTTTATACTTCATGAGATTGTCATAGAATGTGTGCCATGATATAGGCCAACGTGTGAGTTCGTGTACAGAACCTATGCCATCACAACTGACTGTGACAGTAACTTCAATGCCACGCTGAGATATGTCTGTCAGTTCTTCCAGAACTGTGTTACAATTGGTATTGAGACGCAGTGTTTTAAGATTGGGCGGAAGGTTAGATAATATTTTTTTGTAGTTTTTACTGTAGCTAGGCTCTCCGCCATTGATGTCCAAGTGAACAATTCTATGCTGAGGCAGAGACCAAAATCGATCAAGATTGTTATACACAGGAAATCCTCGTCCATTGAGACTGCCTATACGGGTGCTCAAGGTTTCATTGCAACTCAAGCAGGCCGCGTTACACACATTGTCTAGAACTCCGCCCACCTGCAGGTAATCTAGTTGTTCAGTTTTCTTATCTAGGTCAATGGCATACTGACGTATGCTGTTGGGTTCGGTTTCTTGACAGCGAACACATTCAGCAGGCCAAACCTCAGCAGACATTTTTTCACGTGTCTTGGCCAACCACATACTAGATTCCATATCGGCCAAGGTATCAAACTGTGGAGCATTGATCATGTGACCACAACGGCTCACAGTGCCGTTGGAGTTAAATCTTACAAAATGGTCAAGTCTAGGACAATGCATAGGTTGGGTTTAAAATTTGTTGTGCATAACCAATCACATATTCATATGCTGGCGAATCAATGTTTTTTATATGTTGCAATAATTGGGTAAATGTCATAGACTGACCAATACAATCAAATATAACTGCGTCTATTCGTTGATACATCTTGTTGTTTGTGATTGAATCGATTTGATTGATTAGTTCTTTCGATGCTGGTTGAACTCCCAAAGGTTTCTGGTCAAGGCCAGTGAGGTCGCCCACAGCCGACATGGGTAAAAAATTCAATGTTGTAGCGGGATTTAAATATCTTGCTAAATTTAATAGCCAAGAAAATTGTGAAGCATAATGCCGATTCAACGACAAATAATTCAAGGCAAACCATTCCACAGTGTTTGGATCAAGGTCCGGATTGTCTCTCACAGTGTGTTGTATAAATGTGTTGATTCCAGATATCAATCTATCTTGAGGATCTCGAACAATTACATCAATATTGTTTAACTTTTGAATCTGTTGATTGATGAGAATTCGTCGAGGATTTGTTATTTTAAAACTATTAAAACTACTGTGTCCATTTTTAAAAATAACATAGACATACCGCTGTGACGGCACAACTTCTAGTACCTCACAGCGGTCTGGAAATATAATGCGATCCAGATGTGACAGCATCAATCAGGCTTTCTGACGTGCCCTGATCATGGCCAAGATATCTTCGGCTTTTTGAGTCGAAGGTTTGGCTTCTACTGGTGCCGACACCACTGCTGGTGCGTCATCTTCGTCATCAAAACTGCTGGCCGCCGCTGGAGCAGGTTTGGCTGCAGGTGCCGGAGCATCTTCGTCTGTGTGTGCGGCCCCAGATCCACCAGCTGGAGCATTGACGCCTGCTGGGCGGAAATACTGACCCCAACGTTCGGTATCATAGGTCTGGCCATCCACTGAAGCTTCAAACATTTCTTTGATGACCTTGACTTCGGCTTCGCTTGGCTTCTTGGGCAAGAATGTGCTCAAATCAAACAGGCCATGTTTTTCAATCGCGGCTTGTTCAGCTTCTAACAGTGCTGATTCTTTGCGTGCCCACTTACTACTGTTGTAGTCAGCAAAACCACCTTTGCTGGTCTTGGTGATACGGAAGTCCAAGCCACGCAACAAGTCTGTTGGCAATTCTTCCAGTTCTGGATCCATCAATGCGCCTTTGATGATGGTA